TCCCCGTCAGTCACAGTCCGCCTCTGGGGCGCTCAACTCGAAGTAGGCCCAGGCCCTACCTCCTACATTCCAACAACCACATCAACGGTCACGCGTTCAGCAGACGTTGCAACCATCACCGGCACCAACTTCTCGAGCTGGTATAGCGCAGGCAGTGAAGCTACGTGGTTCGCTGAATGGATGGGTGGGCTCGATATCACCCAGGGCGGATATGGCCGCGCGCTCGGTCACGGCACTGGTGCATCTACTCTTATATCGCGTACTCAAGGAAATAATGGAAAGACGGTTAGCTCGTGGGATAACACCACGCCCGTCGACTTAGCGATCGATGTATATCCTAACCTTGTCATGGTGAAGTCCGCACTGGCGGTTACGCAGACGACAAGAACGCTGTCAGCCAGAGGTCTCATCGCGTCAGGCTCGCACAACGGCATCTTCATGTTGATGAACGATCTGCGTCTCGGTGCCAACGGCAACGGGAACAATTATCTCAATGGGACAATACGCAAGCTCGTATATTGGCCAGCGAGATTGTCCAACCAGACACTCATCGATCTGACAAGTGCCTGACGCAGCCCTGACCGCAGCAATCAAGGAGGCATATGCATCGGCGCCTGCCTCCGAGGTCATCTATCACACGCTGGAACTGCGGCATCCGAGCTTCACGCAGCCGCTCCGCGTGGTACGTGACATCCGTCCGATCACTGCTCGGCTCGAGGCATCCGCTCCAATCAATCCGCTTGCGTGGGTCGAGTTTCAGCCGTACGCCTTCGACTTCTCGCTTCCGGAGGTCTCGACGACCGGACTGCCCGAGATCACAATCACCATTGACAATGTGTCGACGGAGATCGTGGCGTATATGGACGCAGCGGCGAACAGCGCCGACATGATCGAAGTCACTTATCGGCCCTATCTGGCCTCGGATCTGTCCGCTCCGCAGATGGATCCGCCGCTGACGCTGACCATCCGTGAGGCCAGCGCTGATGTCTTCCGCATCACAGCGCGCGCGGCCTACGTCGACCTTTCCAGCCGCAGCTTTCCGCGCGAGCTGTACACGAGCGAGCGCTTCCCTGGACTCGTCGCATGAGCTGGGCCGTGAAGTACATAGGGAAGCCGTGGGCTGCCGGAGCAGCAGGGCCGCATGCTTATGACTGTTGGGGCCTGGTGCGTGCCGTCTATCGCGATCAGCTCGGCATAGCGTTGCCGGTCATCGATGTTGACGCAATGTCTCCGATCGCCGTGCGCCGGGCGCTTGACGGACACGAAGAGCGATCGAGGTGGCGCGCCGTCACGCCGCCGGAACCGTACGCTGTTGCATTGATGAGCCACGGCCAGCGTCCGCACCATGTCGGCGTATGGACTGGCAGCGGCGTGCTGCACGCTGTAGAGGGTGCCGGCGTGGTGCATCAGTCACCGGCTAGCCTCGCCGTGCACCGCTGGCGGATCCTGGAGTTCTGCGCGAGGGCTGCGTGATGCGCGCGACCGTTGTCACAGTTCGCGATCCATTCCGGCCGGCATGCGGACGGGAGATCGTGACGTTGCGGCGGCGGCGCAGCATTCGCGCGCTTGCGCCGCGCACCAGGCTGCCGACAATCTGCCTGCTCAACGGACAGCCGATATTGCGCGCGTCCTGGCGGCGCAAGGTGCGCGACGGAGATGTCGTCGTATTCGCATGCCTTCCTGCCGGAGGTGGTGGCGGATCAGATCCGATCCGTATCGTGGCGATGCTGGCCGTAATGGTCGTTGCACCGTACGCGGCAACGCAGGTCGCATATGCCGCCTTTGCCGCAGGCGTGACTGGCACAGCATACGCAGCCGTGTACTGGGGCGCGCTGGCCGGCGTCTCGCTCGCCGGCATGGCGGTCGTCAATACGCTATTGCCGCCGCCCAGGCCACCGACTCCGCAGCAGATGCAGGCGATTGCCGCTCCGTCGCCGACGTACTCGCTCCAGGCGCAGGGCAATCAGGCGCGGCTTGGCAGCGCTATTCCGGTCATCTACGGACGGCACCTGATTTATCCGGACTTCGGAGCACAGCCCTACACGGAATATGCCGGGAATGAGCAGTTTCTCTACCAACTGCTGGTCATCGGACAAGGGCAGTATTCAATCGAGTCGATCAGGATCGAAGATACCGTCGTGCAGGCAAACCCAACTCAGGATGGCGCCACATACAGCGCAAGCGGCGCCTGGGAGGATATCTCATATCAGATTTGCTACGACCAGGAGGTGACACTCTTTCCGGCCAACGTCACGACGAGCGTCGAGGTGTCCGGTCAGGAGGCGCTGACCGGGACGCCACTCGGTCCATATGTGGCCTCGGCTGCAGGCACTTCATGCAACGCCATTGCGGTCGACGTGATCGCTCCGCGCGGCCTGTATCAGATCGACACCGGCACCGGCGCGTTGCTCACCATGAGCATGACGTTCACCGTCGAGGCCAGGCAGATTGACAACTCTGGGGTCCCAATGGGGACGTGGACCACGCTCGGCTCGGAGACAATTTCCGCCGCAACGACGACGCCTCAGCGTTACAGCTTCAGGTATTCGGTGGCGCAGGCGCGCTATGAGGTGCGCCTGACTCGCACGGACACGAAGCAGACTGGCAGCAACTATGCGCACGATCTGCTCTGGACCGCGCTGCGCGCATACCATCCCGGCAGCCAGAACTACGGCAAGATCACGGTGCTCGCCATGCGCATGAAGGCGAGCAATCAGCTCTCGCAGCTCGCTGCGCACAAGATCAACTGCATCGTGACACGCAAGCTGCCCGTATGGAACGGCTCGTCATGGAGCAGTCCGCAGGCTACGCGCGCAATCGCATGGGCGATTGCTGACATTCTGCGAGCGGATTATGGCGCGAAGCTACCGGATAGCCGCATAGACCTCAGCGGGCTGCTGGCACTCGATTCGGTATGGTCTCAACGGCATGACTACTACGACGCAGTCCACGACTCGGTGCAGACCGTATGGGAGGCGCTCACACAGGCGGCCCGGGCTGGCCGGGCGCTGCCCTACATTCAGGGCGGAATCGTGCATATCGTCCGCGACAGCGCGCAGACCGTTCCTGTGCAGATCTACTCCATGCGCAACATCGTGCTTGGATCGCTATCGCTGAACTACGCGATGCCATCCGAGGAGACTGCCGATGCTGTCGATGTGCAGTATTTCGACTCTCAGGTCTGGACGCAGCGCACCGTTAGAGCAGCTTTACCTGGATCGACGGCGGAGAAGCCGGTCAACATTCGGCTGTTCGGCGTGACATCGAGAGATCAGGCATGGCGTGAAGGAATGTACATCGCGGCCGCGAACCGTTACCGGCGCCGGCACCTGACGTTCGCGACCGAGATGGAGGGATTCATTCCGTCGATCGGAGATCTGATCGCCGTATCGCACGACATGCCGCAGTGGGGACAGTCAGGCGAGGTCACTGCCTATGACTCAGCGACCAGGGCAGTCACGACCAGCGAGCCGCTGACTTGGGGAAGCGGGACGCACTACATTGCGCTGCGCAAACGTGACGGTTCTGTCGCCGGCCCATACCAGGTGACCAAAGGGTTGCAGGCGAATCAAGCTGTTCTTCAGAGCGCGCCGGCGATTACACCGGATACTGGCGGAGGTCGCGAGCGCACGCATTATGCTTTCGGCGCAGGACAGGCGCTCTACATGCTCGCGCGCGTCGTGGGGATTCGTCCGCGGTCGCCGGAACGTGTCGAGATTGCCGCTGTCGTCGAATCGGATTACGTCCATACCGCGGATTCCGGCGCAGCTCCGACGCCTGGCGCATGGCAGCTCCCTGCGGACTTCACCGTGCCGCAGGTGCAGGGGCTCACGATCAGGTCTACAAAGGATGAGGTCACGCAGGCACTCCTATCATGGCGTCCCGCACCTGGCGCAGAACGCTACATAATCGAGGCTGCGTACGGGTCGAATCCTTCGGATCCGTCGTTGGTCTGGACACGAGTCGGCGACACTTCGGCCTCGAGCTTCACTGTACGGGCAATCTATGGCACGAACACTGTGTTCCGCGTTGCAGCAGTCGGCGCTACGCGCGGGCCGTGGGTCGGCGCGCTATATGGAACTACTGCGGACTACATGTGGGCGCCGAGCGGAGATCCGATGTGGACGCCGGCTACGAGCCTGATGTGGGTGTAACCGGAGAAGCGAATGCCGACCGCACTTCCGCCATCATCATCATGGACCGCAACCGACCGCACCAAAGAGCAGGTCAGGCAGGCGACCGAGCAGCTTCGCGCATACCTGTCAGGGCTGTTTGGCGACGACGGTTCGAACGTCACTGCGCTGAAGACGCTCGGTGCGACGCTCGTCGATACGGTGGCACTCAGCACGGCTACGACTGTCACGAGTTCGCACCGCGGCAAGGTCATCATCGCATCTGGTAACTGGATTTTGTCGCTGACTGCGGCGTCGACGCTCGGCGCTGGCTTTGCATTTGCCATTGTCAACGTCGGCAGCTCCAGCATCACAATCGATCCGAGTGGAGCCGAAACGATAGACGGTAACACAGCTCTGACGCTGCTTCCAGGCAATTCCTGCATCGTGGTCTGCACCGGGACGGCTTGGTACACGCTCGGCGCCATATTAAATAGTGGAGTCGCTCAAGGCACTTACGGCTCGTCCACGACTGTTCCGCAGATCACGGTCGATGCGAGGGGCCGCATTACCGCCGCGACGAATGTCAGTCTCAGCTATGTATCGTTCGATCAGAACTTCAACAACGTCGGCAGCTTTTGCCTTGCACAACCGACGTTGCAAGGAGGATCCAATCCAGGCACAACACGTTCCGGCAGCGATCTTCGTCCAGCAGGCGCGCAAGGCTTTAGTTACGGAACTGCACTCTCAGGCACCTGGCGGTGCTTAGGATATGTCGGCGCTGACTTTGAAGTTACTCTCTGGCAGAGGATCTCATGATTACTGTCATCTCGGCATCCGATCTCCGGTGGGCTGACGCATCGCATACCGCGATTGATCTTCTGCTGCAGACGGCCGAATTTGGAGAGATCCCATTCACGGCTTCCCCGTCTGACAGCGAGCAACATGGCAGGGACATATACGATCGCGCGATGTCCGGCGATTGGGGGCCGATAGCGGAATATCAACCGCCATCATTGTCCGATTACAAAGAGGCTGCAAAAGACGCAATCGACCGTGCGGCGGGACGCGCACGTGCCAGATATATCACGGTCGCACCAGGACAGGAGGCAACCTACCAGGCCAAAGCCGCAGAAGCCGATGCCTATGTCGCTGCTGGAAGGCCGAGCGACACGACGCCGTATCCAATTCTGACCGCCGAGGCGCAGGTGCGCGGCATTTCAGTCTCCGACACCGCCGATCTCGTGCGCACTATCCGCATCAATGGGTGCAGCTCGCCGCCGCGATCGAGGCAATCAGGATCGGCGGGAAGCTCGCCGTAGATGCGTCCTCTACCCATGGAGGTGTCAATACGGCGCGCGATGCAGCGATTTCTCAGTTGGATGCCGTATGACCTGCGCGCGAAGGTGCCATGAATGGAAACGGAGCGTCGACTCGATCTGATTATGCAGCACGTCACATCTCTGCGCGAGGACGTGGAGGAGATCAAGGACGTGATGCGCGAGCTTGCCAACGCCGTCACACGCCTCGCTCTGGTCGAGGAACGGCAGGCGGCGACAAGCACCGCCATTGACAGACTCGCGCAGGCAATCGAAAGGATTGAGGAGCGAGTCAGAACCCTCGAGGTGCGCGCGCCGCTTCAGGCGCGGGTGTCCGACTGGGTCATAAACGCGATGTGGGCGGCCGCGGCTGCCGTCATCATGTTCATCCTTGGCAAAACCGGGTTTTTTCGATGAGTCTCTGCGAAAGCTGCCGCTGGAACTCAAAAAATGGCTTCGTCGATTCAGTATTCGATGCGAGCAGATGTACATGGGTCAACGTGTGCGGTAAATTAATGCCGGCGTATCCAATGGCGAAATCCTGCATGGAGTACGAGCCATCGGATAGGGTGGACGGAGAGTGAGATGACTGTCATCGGCACGCACGGCCAGCAGCTCGACCTGCGCATCAAGCAGGGCGCGACGTTCATCGTCCGGTTTGATGTGCAGCAGAGCGACGGATCGGCCGCCGATCTCACAGGCGCCGCGGTGCGCGCTCAGATCAGGTCAAGTCCTGACGCGGCGACGATAGCGGCAGCATTCACGGTGACGATCACGCTGCCGAATACCATCGAGCTGTCGCTGACCGACACACAGACGTCAGCTATTCCTGTGTCTGGTGTGCAGCAGAATTACACGTGGGACATGGAAATCGTCTGGGCCGACGGCACCGTCGACAGCCCGCTGTTCGGTACGGCGATCGTCCGCGCTGAGGTCACGCGATGAGCGACTACACGATCATCGTCCAGCAGCCGCCGCAGGCGACGATCACCACGGCTGCGCTGCAGGGCCCGCCAGGACCTCCGGGGCCGCCTGGAAGCGCCGGCGCGCAGACATTGACGCTCCAAGCCGGTATCGCGCTCGGCGGTCACCGCGTCGTGTGCGTCGATTCATCCGGGCAGGCCATCTATCCGGACCGGACAAATCCGGCTCATGCAGATGCGGTGGTGGGCATCACGACCGGCGCGGCATCGGCAGGATCGGATGTCACGGTGCTGGCGTCAGGCGAGATGACGGAAGCGTCGTGGTCGTGGAGCCCTGGTCCGCTGTGGGTTGGCGACGCTGGTCTGCTGACCCAGACGCCACCAACATCCGGGTGGTCGCAGATCGTGGCAATCGCCATATCGGCGACGAGGATCGTTTTGACGCCGCGGCAGGCCATTTTGCCGTCTTGATCTGAAAGG